CTGATTCTATGTGATGCACAAATGTTTAGATAATCAATAAAGATGATATCAGGTTGAAAGTCTTTCTTGATATCTAACTCCTGCATCAAATGTCTGAAGTGACCTACGTGTGCAGCTGCAGTTGGATATTCTTTGACAATCAGTTTACCTTTAGTCTTCTCTCTGAGTTTCTCAATCTTCTTATCATACAACTTCTTGTTCATGTCAGGAAGTTCTTTCATAGGAACGTTCATGATGTTTGCATCAATACGTTCTGCGATTCTCTCTTCTGACATTTCAAGTGTAATGTATAATACATTCTTGTTCATCATTAAACAGGATGCAGCCTGATGACACATGAACAATGATTTACCAACACCAGTACCTGCAAGAACAATGTTAAGTGTCTTGTTTGGTAGACCACCTTTGGTTATCTTGTTGAAGTATTCCAAGTCAAATGGAATCTTTTCTTCTTCTGTGTTATAGAATTCAAATCTTGCATCTGCATCTTCTAAGACATCGTGTCCAATGTGAGTATCAAAAGACACGGAAAGTGCATCCTTCAATAGTTCAGGTATTTCACCAGTAGACCGTTGTGATGTTTTATCAAGGACGTTGATACTATCCATCACTGCAATGTATATTGCACGATCTTTACACCATGATTCAGTTTCAGTTACTAACCAATCCTGTGGTGTTTCTTCTTTGTTCCTTCCGATTTTCTCTACAATAGATTTTGTGTTCTTGACAACGGAATCGTTCAGATTCGTATTGTTGTCAAGATTAATGAGAAGTGCTTCTGTTGTAGGATTTTTAGTATACTTGTCAAAGTAACTTCTTACTTCTTCAAATATTACCTTCTCTTCAGGGTCTGTGAAATAGTCTGATCTAATGAAAGGAATACACTTCCGTGCAAACTCTTCACTCTGAATCAGATTCTTCAGTATTGTCTGTTCTAGTCGTGTTTCCATATTTAAAGTAATCTTGTACCACTGTTTCTATTTGTTCCATCACCTCATCAGTGAAGTATTTTTCAGGGTTGTTATTAATTGTCTTACCAAATTCTGTTTTACCATTTGGTAGTTCAACTCTTGTTGAAGACTTTTTGAAGATACCACTTGCAAGTGCAAGGTCTAGTAGACCATAGTATCTATCAAGTCCTTTGTCGTATGTCAATCTAACATCTACGACTCTGTTCTCAACAGTCAACCTACTCTTTGCATTCTTACAATGAATGATATTACCAATGACTTCCGTTCCTTCTTTCTCTTTCTTCTTTGAAAGATAGACAATGGAAGAGGCTGCATATTTGAGACCTGAACCACCACCCATTTCTTTCTGAGGGAACATAGAACCAATCACATCATAAGTGTGGTTAGTTACAATCATTGGAACTCCTGCTCGTCCTAGTTTAAGAGTTAAGACTCTGAATGCACCTTTTACAATCTGTGCTCTCGTCATGTCTCTTGTCTCTTTACCATCTGCAGTGTCTTCGATTTCTTTGGTTGTTGATAACATACCAAGTGAATCAAGAACGAACATCATAGGTGGACGTTTGTCTTCAGGGGTTTCGATATACTTATCAAGAATATTAATGGACTGTGTCCTAAATTCTTGTACGGTTACGACTGGAACAATCACCACTCTATTTGCATCAATACCTCTGTCTTCAATCATTTCTTTACTGATTGCAGATTCTGATTCAAAGTAGATTACGGCCGCCTCAGGATGGTCTTCCAAGAATTGTTTTACCATTCCTAGTGCGAAAAAAGTTTTACCAGTTGCAGATTCACCTGCGATTGCAGTGATCTTGTTCTTGGGTAGTCCACCATAAAGTGAACCACTGAGTAATGCATTAAAGATGTATGACCCACTATCTATGAATGAATCAACATCACCAGCGGAAACACCATCTGCGACGATGGATGCATATTCGTTCCCACTCGATTTAACTAAGTCTTTAATAAACGACATAACACTTCTCCATAATGTTTAATAACATTATACGTTAGTTTATGTGTTTTGTGAAGGGGTTTTTTTTAATTCTTTTGAAATTTCTGATAATTTAACTTCGCACTTGACGTGTTCTTCCATCATAGTACGTAACACTCTTATTTGCATTTCCATGTGGGCAACAAAACCCATAATCACTAGGATAGAACCTAAGTAAAAACAATCTAAGAGATCAAGTGTCATAGTTCTACTTCACCTGATTCAGTTAATATATCCCTATTTTTTAGATGTTCTGCTTCGATCTCTTCTTTGTTTCCACCACCATAATCGACTGCATGATGATCATCAATCATTTGTTGATTGACATTTATTTCTGTTTCGAATTGAGGATGACCCTCATTGTTATGAATGTAAATCTCTCCAAGGATTCTACCAAACTTACCTTTATCGTGTGAGATAAGAGAAATTCTTTCACCACTTTCTAGAAGTTTCTTTAAGTGTTTCTTTGATGCTTTTCCAAATTTCTTTTCAACCAAGTCTCTTGTTCTAGATTCAGGCGTGTCGATACCCATGAGCCTAACTCTTTGTTTGCGATAGGTCATGCCGAATCCTAGATCGATGTCCACGTCTATAGTGTCACCATCCACTACTTTTATAACTGATACATTATACTGATACATTTTTTATTTCTCTCATAAAGTTAAGGGGAACTCAGTCCCCCTTAACAGTTCTACATTTCTGTGGGAACTCTGAACAGTAGAGCATCATTGCCTCTAGCAACATTGCTGTTGGAATGACTTCTTCTACTTTTTTTCAGGCGTCTCCTGTAGTTCATCGGTTTGTCTGTCAACCTCATCTGCAACAGTGTCTACTACACCTATTACAGTTTCAGTTGCGAGAGTACCGACTGATACTACATCGTCTGCTACTGCTGTTGCAACGGTTCTTGTTCCTTTTACTGCACCGTCAACAACACCAGTTGTAAATTCTTTACCACCTTCAATTACACTACCAACTGTAGCGCATGATGGAAGTAATACCACAGAAAATAGTAACATATACATTACTATTTTCATAATTATCTCCAAATTTGGATAAATCTGTTACACCTCCAACTGAGAGTGTAACCCCACATTTATTTATGTAAGATAACAACCTGAAGACTTTAGTTTGAGGTCAATCTCGTTATGCACCTCGTATGGGTATGGTACTGGTTCTATAGATAGATTTTCTGCAGCTATCATTAGGTCTTCTAATCTGAGTCTTTCTTTGACGTATGTAATAATAATCACTATTGCACCTATAAATGCGAATATGTGTAACATTTCATTTGGAAACATAATCGTAAGTCCAATAATATGTGCAACCAGCACACTATACACATAAAACTTTATACTAATCAGTAGGTGCCACATTCAACAACAAATCCTTAAACTCATTCGTGTGCCAATAACTATCTAATGTGATATCAACTACTAGTGCAATCAATACCATTGTTAAGATAATCCCCAAATATAAATTGACGAATGCATTAATTTTCATCCATCGTATCAAGTGTTTCATTTTCTATTCCTAATAAATTCTAATTCTTTTTCCCAATTCCTTTTGTTAGTTTCTGCCTCACCACTACCGTGTTGTGCAAGAATTACTCGTCCACCGTCCATGTCAATACGAATAGAATCTGTACTGACTATCTCACCATATCTTCCAATAAAAACACCTGTCAATTCACCCTTAGTATCTTCAGGATGAAGACCATTTATTAATTCAACTAACTCTTCTTTTCTCATCCAAAAAATGAATCTAATGATGCAACTGGTTCTACGTTCCAGTTGATCAGGTTAACAACTGCCTTCAGTGGTTCCACAAAGGCCTTATCAAATTGTAAATCGTGATCAACGAATCTGTGTAAATCAAACTCACGTGGAAGTGTTCCAGTGAATGAGATTACATTTTCATTGATGGGATTCGGTAGTGTCAGATATGTAAACATAATCTTCTCACCATTCTTAATCATTTCATATCGCATGTTTAACTCCTTCTTCTTGAGAAGGTGGTTGTATAACAAAGAACCTCTAACGTGAATCGGTGTACCCTTAGAATAGATGTTAGTACTGTCTGCATACTGAATCAGGTTTTTACATCCACGTGGGAATGCAACGTCCTCTACAGGTAGGTTCCTGAAGTCCTTACGTGCAGTCTCTACGAATTCCCATAGTTCTTGTTCGTTACCCTGCATGACAACCTTGAATGCATCTTCAAGTTTCTTACGAATCCACATTGGTGTTGAAGACTTTGCAGTTTCAATACCCATCATTTTAAGTTTGGGTTCTGCGAGTCTGACACCTTCGTTATCATGTACGTTTAGTATGTACCGTTTCTTTGCAGTCCAAATACCTCTGTCTGCAATTACCTCACGTCCCATCTGCATCTTTTGTTGGAATGCATTAGTGTAATCTGCGAGGTCTTGGTAACCATTTGCAATGACATCTTCTAGTTGACTTTCTGCCTTAGTGAGGAAGTCAATGATCTTTTCTTTAGGTGTATCTTCAGGGAAGATTTGTTTAACCATGTCATCCATGGTGATGTATACTGAGTCAGTGTCAATTGCAATCACATAGTCTTTGTTGTCAGTCTTTAACACTTCGTTGAGATACTTGTTGATTGTTTTCTCAGCCCACTGGATGGACAACTGACCACTAAGTGTAATCGCCTCTGCGAGATCAATAGAGAAGAATGCGAAGTATTGATTTGCGAGAGCACCATAAGCAGAGTTCAGTGCAATCTTACGAACCTGTTGATTGTTGTATGCACGTTTGATAAGAACATCAAGTTCCTTTCTGCGTTTAGTATCTTTGCAAACTTCACGTTCCTTCTGATACTCAATCATTCTCTTCTTCCACATCCTACGTTCATCGTAAAACTTTTCCATGAGTTCAGGAAGGAATCCTTGTTTGTCACGTTTGAACATGACTCCGTTAGGTGTGACACTTAAATCTTGTTGTTTGGTGTAGGATAGATCACACTCTTTGTCCAACATTCGTTTGACATTAACATCTTGTCGATTACCAGTCACCATCTTCTCAGGTGAAATGTTGTATTGCATAATCAAGTGTGGATACAATGAGTTCAAGTCAAAAGACATAACCCAGTTGTGACCACCAACTAGTGGTTCCTTGACGTATGCACCTTGAATCGCATGTGTCTTATCATTACCACTCTTCAGTCTTTGAGGTGGTGTCTGAATGTTTTGATCTTTAAGGAAGTTGTAGATGATGGTTTCCCAATACTTCACCATACCAAAGACATCAATGTAGTTACACTTCGCATTGTAGGCCATGGTTTGTGTTAGTTCTAGGAATCCTAGTTTGTCATCTAGGTCTTCAACAAGTGTAACGTCTTTGAGATTATACTCTAGGAACTTTGCATAGTCCTGTCGGTAAAGTGTATGAAGTGAACCATACTCTGAGTAATCAATCTTACCTGTACCCAATTCAACCTGTGCGATTGCTTCTAGTTTGTAGGATGGTTGGTTGACGAATGTATGTTTACGATAGAGTTCAAGATAGTCAAGAACATTAACACCATATAAAGTGTAGACCATGTTCTTCTGATAACCTTGCGAGGTGAACTCTCTGACATCAGACATGTTCCATGGAGAAAGTTTCTTGTGTTCTCCCTCACCAAAGAGTCTGTCGATACGATTACAAAGATATGTGATATCGAAACTGTTTACGTTCCATCCTGTAACAACGTCGAACCATTCACTTCTCCAATACTTGAGGAATTCAGTAAGTAGGAATGCTTCGTTTTTACAGTTGTGATAAACGATGTCTGTTCTATTGTGTTCCCAAGGCCCGATACCAAAGACGTGTGCATCTTTACCGAATGGTTTGATGGTGATTGCATTGACTTTCTCAGTTGCAAGTGTTGGGTCAGGGAATCCATCTTCACACTCACACTCAATATCAAGTGTTGCAGTTTTAATTAGTTTAGGATTGTATTCAATGTCACCCTGAAACTTATCTGCGATGTAAGTGTAAACGTATCTGTCGTATCCATGGATTTGGAATCCTTCGACACCTGAATACTTTTCTCTGAACTTTCTTGCACCACCCATAGAGTTGAGTTCAACAACTTCAAGTGGTCGACCATCTAATGCACGATAAGGTGTCTCACCTTTCTTGGATGGAATGAAATGTTTTGGACGATAGTTAATGGTAACCTTTTTCTTTTGGTTACCCTGATAACCTATGACAAGAATCTTGTCACGTGTTCGTGTTACATTTGTGTAGAAATCCATACTGTAATGATACTACAGTAGGTCTATTCTGTCAAGGTAGTTCTGTCTGTATAATCGGAAAAATGTTTCTTCACCACATCTTTGATGTCTTCATAATGTGCGATAGATTCCATTTCTTTTTGGACGGTTTCAATGTGGTCACCGTGTTCTGCGACACCCACTGAATTTTTACAATGAACTAAAACATTAGTTCTGTGTTTTGCGATTTGGCCATCTGCATGTGCGATGACACTTGCGAGAATTTCACTTGTCATATCTTTCATATTATTTTCCTCTTTGTCCCCTGATATTATTTCCAGTGGAGATTTTATAGTTTTGTTCAAGTTGGGGTTTCGCATCGAATACATTCAATATTTGATTTTTTGAAAATACAAATGTGTATTCTTTTGCAAATGGTAAGTAATCACCTAAATCTACTTCCATTTTACCTTCTGCGACTTGGACAAGACATTGTTTAACATCTGTTAACTGTACGTCTCCATTCCATAACTTTTTATAGAATCCGATTACAACTTCACCTGTTGCGAGTCTTAAACATTTTACTTTAGACATTCTCTAACCTTGACATTAATCTCTCTGCACGATTGGTTACTTGTTGATACCACTTTGAATCTCTTCCTTCAACTGCGGCTGTTTTCCAATCACCCTCAAGAATTGCACCATGCATTTTCTTGAATTTGGATAGTCTAGTTCTACCCATATTGAACATCATATTAACCAAGATTTGCTGGACTTCGTCAGGTAGGTTGTCAAATGTCCCATCTTCGTATAGAGCGTCACACTCTCTGATGGCAATATTAAGGTCGTTCTCGAAACACTCTTTAACTCTTTCTTCTGAGACTGGTGTTCCAACTGGTTGACCATGTTCCTCGTCAGATTCGAGGACAAGATGACCGACTCCAAAGGTGGGATAGCCGAGGTGGTCATGATAGATTTCATATACGACTCCTTCGTCAATTTTTAGTTGTTCAAATACTGCTTCTCTATTCACCTTCTTCTCCTGTATTAAGTTCTTCACCTTGACGAATCTCTTCATTAAGGAGTGCAACCAACTCAGCATCTTTTGTATTCTGCTCAGTTTCGTTGTCATATTCTTTTACGTCACGAAAGATGACATGCGTAGTCCCATCAGGATACGTCAGTGTCAGTTCTTTCAGTATCATTCTTCCTGTTTCTGCCATTTTTTTCCTTCTCAAATCCTTCTTGTTCATCAATTAAGTGTACAAGAATATTACCCATTACTGTTTGTAAATCTGTATCAGTATTTAGTTCTTCTAAAGACCTACCCTTTGGGTCATTTTCAGGTAATCTTCGAATGAATCTTTCGAAACTTAATTTAACTTCATCTTCAAAGAATTGTATTTTACCATACTGATATACACAACCTTTGAACTCACCCTCCATGATTTCAATAGCTGCCATTTCTTCGTTTTCGTTTTCAACTATTCTAAATGTTTCACTCATATTAAAAAAAGTTTTCTAGTGTACTAACTTTTACACTTTCAAATAAATCTACTGATGGTGACTTACTGAAACACCATACATTTTCCATGTAAAGTTTATCCATAAACTCTTCCATCTGTTCTTTATCAAAGTTTCCATCTTCGTCTTTGAATACTGCTTTACCTTGTGGTCTTTGCATGATTCTCATTCCCAGTTGTCCTAAGAAATTTGGTAATAACATTTGTACGAGTTCATCACCTGACCTGTATCTTTTACCTTTGACTTTGGGGTCAAGAATGTTTACAAGTAGAACACCTGTATCACTCAATGCATCAAAAGATTTTTGTGACACTGGTAGATAAAAGTCGTCTCTCCACTTGTCATATTCATTAAACTTTGACCATGATTGATCTTCTTCATGTTCTCCACCCTTGTTGTACTCTTCCGTTGAAAAGTATGGTGGTGATGTGAATGCACAATCAATAGGTGGTAGTGTATGATATGGTAAGTCTTCTGCACCACATCGATATATCTCTACTTTCTTAGAACCAATACATGAGAAATAATTATCCTGTTCTATGATGTCAGGTTCTTTACCTGTAAGTATCTTTTCATATTCGATACACTGTATTTTATATCTAGTGAATGTATATGGGTTAGGGTCACAACCAATGTAGTGTGATGCATTCGATGTATAGAACCCACATAATCTATCACCCCATCCACATGAAGTGTCAAGAACTGTTTGTGCATTAGTCATTGCATAGATAGTTCTTGCAACGTTTGGTTTAAATTGTGTTGCGATGTATGTTCCTAATCTAAATGCAGAGATATAACTCTTCTCATCTAGTTTACCACCAATAAGTTTTTCTTCTTCAGTACCATCAACACTTTTAACTATGGTCTTCTTAACCTCATTGATACCTCTCCATATAGGGCCTAGACACCTCCATATTTCTTTT